GCCCGACTGCGGGCGCCGAGAACACGTATTCGCCCTTGTGCACCACGCCGGCCGGCTGGGTGCGTCCGCCGGGGCCGGTGTAGCCGCCTTCGGCGAAACCGAACAGCATCAGGAGGTTGGAAATCCAGTTGCCGAAGCCGGCGCCGCCGGCACCGAGCCCGCCAATCGATCCGATCGCGCCGCCGGCTCCGAATAGTCCGCCGATCCCGCCGATCCCGCCGAGCAATCCGCCCGCCGCGCTCGGCGTCTTGCCGCCGAAGATCGCCCCGAGGATATCCTGCGCCAGCGCTTCCGCCGCCATCCGCCGCAAGGTGTTGGCGAAGCTCAATGCCATGCCCTCAAGTCCGTCCCGGAACGGATCGAACAGGAAGTCGGCAAAGGCATCCTGGATGTTCTCGGCGGCCCGTTGGGCGAACTGCGACATCCGGTCGGTTTGGGTCTTAAAGTCTTCGAGCGCCTCGGCTGAGATCAGCCGCTCGACGATCTGAACGCCCTCGGCGTGGCCGGCGGTTCGGAGTTGTTCCAGGAAGTCCCGATATTGATTTTGCAGCACGGTCAGCCGCGCCCGGAAAAGTTCTTGCTGCTCGGGCGGGACGACGATATCGGCCGGATTGACCTTGTCCTTTCGCAGCTCCAGGAGCCTCAGCCGGAACTGGTCGAGCCGATCGGCCAGATGGCGGTCGCGGTCCGCGATCTCGGCCCGAGCCTCGGCGACGATCTCGCCCTTTTGCACTTCGAGCCGACCGATCTCGCTCAGAAGCCGCTCGATGTCGCCCGTCAAACGCGCCTCTTCGAGCGCCGATTTACCTCGGTCGGCGGGAAGGTTGAGCCGCGACTGCCGGGCGATGTCGATCTCGCGCTGCTTGGCCTCGATCTCGGCGTCGATATCCGCCTGCCGCAGTTCGGCGAGCTGGGCGTAATAGGTCCGGTGATCGATCAGGTTTCGGTCGAGCTGGCGCTTCAAGGCCGCTTCGCCCGCCTCGAATCCGGCCTGCCGTTCCTCCAGTTCCAGGCGGGCGGCATCGCGCCGAAGTTCCAGCCGGGCCCGAATTTCCTGCCGCGCATCGTCCAGGAGCGAGGCTTTGGGCTTTTTCTCTTTGACGGGTTTGACCGGGAGAGTTTTGATGTTCGAGGTGTCGATCGGCTCCGAATCACCGGATGCGGGGTCGGCTTTCCGGGTTTTCGCCTCGATGCGCGCCATCAGATCGGCCGCTTTCCGCTCGGCTTCTTTCAACTGCTTTTGCAAGTCGCCTCCGGCCCCGAGCAACTGAATGCCGGGGCGCGCCAGCGCCTGCTTCAACTCGCCGATCCGCTTGACCGTCGCGGCATATTCGGTCGAAAGCTCTTTGATCCCCTTGGCTTCTTCCTTCGCCATCCGCGGCGACAGCAGTAGTCCGGCCGTTCCGCCGATCAGCGCTCCGGGCAGTCCAAACCGGCTGCCAAGTTTGGCGCCGGCAATCGCGGAGAGGATGGCTACGACTTCTTCGCCGTGTCCCTTGAATTCCTGCATTGCCTTCGCCGCGACGCCCATCGAATCGACGATCGCTTGCGCGAAGCCGGTGATCGCCTTCAGGGTCTCAGGGTCGGTCAGACTGGCGCGGAACTCGTCGATCGAGCGGGTCAGCGGCGTGGTGTCGATGTCTTTAAACGCCGCGGTCGTGTCGTTTTTCAGCTGGGTGAGCGCCGACTCGACTGTGCGCGGCAGCAGTTTGAACCGACGCTCCCATTCGCCGGACATTTCGAGCACCGCCTTGACGATCGCGTCCGACGTGATCTTGCCTTCCTCGGCGAACTTGAAGAGATCTTCCTTGGAGACTTTGAGATGCTTCTGAAGCGCCTCGACGACCAAGGGCGCGCCTTCCATGACCGAGACGAACTCGTCGCCGTTCAGCCGGCCTTTTTGCAGTGCCTGGCTCAACTGAATGACGCCGCTCGCGACTTCTTCCGACGTGCTGCCGTTCAGCAGGAACGATTGATTGATCGCCTTGGTGAAGGCGAGGTTCTGCTGCTGGGTCGTATTGAGCTCTTTGGTCGCGCGTGTCACCCGCGCGTACAGCGTCACGGTCGCATCGAGGGCGCTGCGGGTATCGTCGGCTACCTGAAGCAGTCGGCCCTGAACCGCCGCAAGCTCGGCGGAATCCTGGGTCACCTGCCGGAGCTGGCCGGACATCTTCTTGCCGGCATCGGTGACGGCGACGAGCGATTTGAACAGTTCCGCGCCCTGACCGATCAAAAAGAAGGCGATGAGATCCCGCCGCGCGGCTTCGAGCTGCTGGCTGATCGACTGGACGCCCCGGCGCGCGGCGGAAAAGCCTTGGTTCAACCGTTGCCCCGATTGGCGGCCTTCCTCGCCCAGCCGCTTGACGGCGTCGCCGACGCCGACGATTTCCGCCTTGCCGGCTTTCGTATCGGCGCGTATCTTTAACCCGAGTTCTAAATCTGCCACGGCGTTTACTGATGAAAAGAGATCGGCTATTGGCGTTCGTGTTCGGCTGGACGGCCCTGTTCGGCTTGCTGTGGTGCTTTGCGACGGCCGCCTCGCCCCGGAGTTATCAGCTTTTCGTCTTTTTGCCCTTCGTGTTGTGGATCGCCTTTAAGCGCGTCTCGCCGCTCGCCCTGCTGCTGGGCCTGATCCACAGCCTGCGTTCTTAGCTAATCCAGCCGATCGAGCATCTGCCGGAAGCCGTCTTTCGGTGCTTGCGACGCTCGCATCAACACCAGCCAGTCCCGGCGCCGCCGCTTTTCGGCCCGCTCGATCGCCGCGAGGAACGCCTCGACCTGCGGCCGGGTATAGTTCAGGATCTCCGGCCATCGGTGTCCGTGCTCGACGAGGCGCTGGATCGCATCGAACCAGCCGCCGTCGCCATCAGATCGGTCACCGCAGGCAGCACCCGGCGGGTAAAAAAATCCGCGTTGACTCCGACGACGGCGGCCGAGAGGTGAGCGAACTCGTCGGCCGGCAGCCGGTCGATCCATTGACGCGGGCGACGGACGGCAATGGCCACCGCGTCGGCTACCGGATCGCCGTGCTCGGCCACCAGAGCCAGCACGTCGAGCGGCTCGCCCTCCGGCGGGAGCCGCACGCCGCGCAGCGCCCGGGCGATGGCCGGGATCTGCCCGACCGTGAGCGGCAAGATCTCGACCGTTTCTCCGCCGGCGGTGACAGTGACGGGTTCCGGCGCCAGTAAATTCCATTCCTTCATGTCCATCCCCCTTACGCCGGTCGGCCGTTGACATAAATCTGGGCATGATTGCCCCGCCGTCCGAACGAGACGGCAAATGACAGCTGCTGTACGCTGTCGCGGGATTTGAAGGCGGCTTCGCCGCTGGGCGACACCTCGCATTTTGGAATGTACAGATCCCGGTTCTCGCCCTGCGTATTGTCGGCGATGAAGCGCAACGCGCCTCGCTTGGCCCCGAGATTGTGGCTGACGATCTCTTCCCAGGTCGTCGCCACCTTCGCATAGTCCACCAGGATCGGCGTACCGTCGGCGATGGCCCCGCCCGGCTCGATGTACAGGCGCGCCAGGGCGAGGTCGACGGTGTAGTCGGTTCCGGCCACGTAGGTCGGCGTTCCGCCCACCCCGGTCACCGCCACCGCGTTGATGTCGCGCACGCCGGCCGGCCGGCTGGCGGAAACGCCCAGCTGGTAGTAACGGCCCTTCTTGACAGTCAGCGCCTCGTCGGTCACCGAGCCGGTGGATTGGCTGACGGTGGCCACGTCTCCGACCAGGAACAGCGCCAGATTGTCCGCCGAGATGTCCTTGCAGACGATCTGAGCCGATCGCTTCACGCGGATGGTCACGTCCAACAACTTCTCCGCGACCGGGCCGTCGGAGTCATAGGACTCCAGCTTGTCGCTCTCGACCTGGACGGCGAAGCCTGGCGTATCGCCCAAATAGCGCTCTCCGGTCAGATTGCCGGCGGCATCCTCGGGGTCGAAGAACACCTTGCCGGCGCCGACTACGATGTTTTGTGCCATAGATAGATAGCCTCGCGTGGGTTACTCAATGATGCCCAGCTGTTTGAGCCAGGCCGCCTGGCGCTCGGAGAGCTCGATCGTCTCGCCGGCCTTGCGGTCCACGCCCCGGTGGGTGTGGGGCTTTACGAGCGCGGCCGTGACGCGCTTCGGCGCGGCGTCGGGTTGGGATTCCGGGGCGGTTTTGTTGGCCATGGTCAACTCCTGGAAATAAGGTCAGGTTTTCATATAAAAAGCGGTCGTAAAGTCGTCTTGCCACCAGAGGATGGCGTTGGTGAGCGCGAGCAGCCGCCCGCCGCCGTATTCCAGCGGGTCGTGGCCCATCGCGGGCGCCCAGCCGAGCAGCGCCGCCCGCACCGATTGGCGCAGCGCCTCCAGATCCTCCGCCGCCGCCTCGCCGCGGGCATCGCGGACGTTCCGGACCGCGAGGACGAGGCCGAGGCGTACGGTCACCCGCTGCCAGATCGCTTCGCCCAGCTCGTTGCGGCCCGGAGTCTCCCGGAGCGGGATCACGTAGGCGGCGGGCGCGATGCGCAGGTCGTCGCGGGCGGCGGCCAGGTCCGCGGCCCCGCCCGTCTGGCGGAGCGCCGTAACGTGGGTGTTGAGCCGGTCGAGGATGGGGGTGAGCTGCATCAGTAATCCGCCAGCGAATCGTCGGTAAACACCCGCTCCGGCGCCTCGTATTCCGGTTCGCCGAGCCCCGTGGCCGCGGCGCCGGTGTCGATCTTCAGCGTCCCTTCGGCAATCCGCCGGAGATCGGCCCGGGCCTGGTCCGCCCGCTCTTTCACCGGGTCCGGCACCGATTGGCCGTGGAGATACCAGCGGGCGAGATCGCAGGCGATGCGCGTCAGGATCGGATCGACCGTGGTGAGCGGGAGCGTCGCCACCGGACGGAGGGCGGCGTTGATGGCGGCGTCGGCGTCCGCGATCGCGCGATTCACCGGCACGGTGTCGATGGTTCCGGCGCCGGCGAGGTCGGTGAGCTGCACGAGCTCTGCCTCGAGGCCGCGGTCGATCAGGTCCTGGAGGGTGCAGTAGGGCATGGGTTACGCGTCCGCCTTGGCCTTTTTGTCGTCGGCCGTTTTGGCCGGCTTTTCGGGCAACGGAGAGCCGATGACGCCGAGCGGCTGCAGTTGTGCCGCCTGCTCTTCGGTCAGCACGACCTCGGTGCCGGGATGATAGGCTTTGCCGTCGTGGCGTAGAGGCGATGCGACAGGATAGCGACTCATGTTAAGCCACCGCGGCGGAGATGAGATAACCGGCTTCGGCGCCCGCGATGACCGGGGCCACCTCGTCGGTGACGGGGTAGATCCAGCTCTTGGCGTTCCGGTCCTGGTAGGGCTGCTCGACGAACGGCGCACCAGTCAACGCATAGGTGTAACCAAAGGTCGGAACCCCCATGTCGGCTAGCCCGGCGGTTTCGGTGTAGGCGACAACGACGAACTTGCCCCACACGTCGACGAAGGCATCGGCGGCATCGGCATAGACCGCCCGCCCCACCAGGACCCGGTCGACCTCCCACAGGTTGGCGAGCAAGTCGGTCGTGACGTTGTCGCGCCCGGTGTATTTGAGGCGGTCGAGAATCTTCGGGTGGTATTTAAGCTTGGAAAATACCGCTGCGCCGAGCACCACCGTGTTGGCCTGCTTGCCGGTCTTGGCGCGCACGGCCTCTTTGCCGGCTTCCACGTCGAGGCTCGGGTCCGAGGTGCCGGAGTAATCCGACCATTGCGAGGTGCCGGACAAGGTGACCTTGTTCGATGCCGCGTAATTGGCGGCGTTGGTGGCGAGATCGGCCGCGGCCTTTTCGAGGCGGAGCGCGATGATGTTCTGCGTCTTCATCACCGCGACCCGCGCCTGGTCGATGCCCGGCACCCGGCTGGCCTCCTGCATGATCTCGAACGGGACCTGGCCTTCGAGCGCATGCTGCTCCAGGGCGTAAGGGGCGCCGTCGTGGCCGTATTGGACGCGCTTGGTGTTGGCGCCCGGCGCGCGGCCGGTGTTGTACAGGCGGAAGTCTTCCTTGCGGAAGGTAATAATCTTGCCGCCTCTCTGCGGCACGTCGACGCGCGGAAACAGCGCCCCGCCGACAAACTCCGCATTATTCTAGCCGCGGGCGATGTTGGTCAGGATCGGGTCGATGACGCGGGCCTGACTGGCGGGCATTTGGGTCATGGAACTCTCCGGTTGACTGAGTTGAACGGGGGTGCGTTACGCGTTCGGCAGCAACAGCACCTCGATGAACTGGCCGGCCGCCGAGGCGTCTTCCAGCGCGATCGCGACCTTGCCGCCCGAGATGGCGAAGGTGACGGCGCGGCCGCTGGCGTCCGTTTCGAGGGTGGCGCCGGCCGTGATCGCGGCGCCGGTTTCGACAATGGCGGTGCCGAGCACGTCGACCGGGATTTTGTCGCCCGAGACGCCTGCGGTGCGGGAGACGCCCAAGGTATTGGCATCGGCGCCGGCCTGCGCGCCCGCCGGCGTGACGAAACGGTGGGCGGCGACGGTGCCGGCGAGGGTCACCGTCAGGGTTAAAATCGGGATGGCTTGTCGGCTCATGTTGGGGCTCTCTCGATGCTCGGGGCTGGGTTATTTGGTTTTAATCCACTCCCGGCTTAATAGCCTGGAGATAGTGAGTTATTTGGAGACCGCGGCGATGGCCTCGGCGTAATCGCACTTGTGCTGCTGGTACGCCAGCGCTTTGTTGTGGAGATCGAGTCGCGCGGCATCGACCGTGTAGCCGTCGGGCGCGGCGAAGGACACCGATCCGGCCTCATCGCCCATACCGCCCGCGACTTCACCGAAGTCCACCTGCTTCGGTAGGCCCTGCAGGAACTTCTTCAGCCAGTCGGCGCCGGTGGTTTTCTGGCGAGCGTCGCCCTCGCCGAATTCGAGCGTCGCGTCCTTCGGCAGCGCGGCCATGAATTCGACCAGGCCCTTTTTATCGCGGGGCAGGAGCTTGCCCGCCTGGATCAGGGACTCGGCGAAGTCGGCGCACTCGCGCTTGGCGATGGCGGCCTCTTTCGCCGCGATCTCGGCCTGCCTGGCCTGCAGCGCCTGCTGCTGGCGGGTGAGTTCCGCTTCGCGCTCGGCGAACTCGGCGATTTTGTCGGTGGCTTGGGTCATCGTGGACTCCGTGGTGGATGCGGGTGAGTTCGCGGGCTCCGCGAACATCGGATGGAGCGGTTCCTCAAGCGGCTTCATCCGCTCGCGAATGGCGGCCTCCTGGAGGCTTTCGATTTCGTAAGCAGGGAGAACCTGATCGGCCTTGTCCTGCCCGGCGCTGCCGATCAGCCACTCGCGGAGGCGGCGGAAAAGCCCCGCGATAGTGGTGTCGGCCCAGCCGCCCAGATCGACGGGGGCCGCGAGCTCGATCACGCCCTCTTCGCCGTCCCCCAGGGACGCCTCGGCCAAGCCCTTGACCGCCGGCGGCTGCGCGCCGAGGAAACCCAAATGGCGCGGGTAATAGATGCCGGGCTTGGGATTGGCGGGGGAGTCCGGGAGGTAGACGGAGAGGGAGACGTGCCGGTAGCGCTTGGCGCGTACTTGTTCGGCGAACGCCGGATCGACGTCGCCGGGGATCGAATCGAGCCGCTGGCGCTTCGGGTCCCAGCGCAGCCCATCGATCCAGCCGTAGGCCGGATCGTTGTGCTTGGGGTGCCCGGCCACAATCGGCGCGCGCGAAAGCCCCGGATCGTAACCGTCCGCCATCGCCGCAAGATCGGCCTCGGTGAATTCGACCGAGGCGCCGTTCATGGCCGTGAATCGGCCGGGGCGCAGGCTTTCGATGGATTTGAGAGGTTGGCTGTCGCTCATGCCGCCAGAGATTAACGAGGCGGCCAGACGAGCGGCAGATGAAACGTTTCAGCGGGGAATTCAGGGAGGGGACACTACCAGCATAACCGGAACGGGTTGCCGGTGTCGACCGACGATAGCGTTACGGAGCGTTATAACGCCTGTGTGGGCCGCGCGGTGGATTCGGACAGGTGTATGCCGCGCGTGACAGGGTGTCGCGCGGCTGTGGCGGTTTTAGGGGGAGTGTTTCGGAAGCGGTACGGAATCTCGGGTATAGGGCGTAGGATGTGGTGAGCGGCAGCGAACCGCATCTGTCGCGGTTCCGGTGGGGTACCGGCTAACCCATTGCGGACGGGAATGCACAGAGTTTGCTGCCGGCCGCTGGGGGTGGGTGTTTCGATGATCGAAACACCGAAACGATAGGAGGGACCCGAATGGTACCCACCTTGTTCCGAGGTAGGGGGCATATCCCCCCTACTTTGTTCCGAGGGGTTGGCGTTATCGCCAATAACTTTCAGCTTTAGGTATTGGCGTTATCGCCAATACCTTTGTAGAACGAAACGGGGATCAGCTGGTTCATGGGTTTACTCCGATGGGTAAAGAAGAACGGTGATTAGGCGGCTTGCGCCATAGGCTGATGGCTACCGTTATAGATATGGCGCTGTGGTGATGACAAGTTTGCGATCAAGTGCGCTGCAGGTCACGGTTATTGCGGCGTCATTCGTCCAAACTTTTTCTATTCTCAGAATATTCGTGCTAACAATGGTCTCCGCTGGGTAGTTGGCTTTCACCGCCCCAACGAGTTGTTCCAACACCACGATACATGCCCCATAATCAACTTGTTTCGTTTCGCTAGACGCTTTGCCTTGCGCGGGATAGTGACCACTTTCCACCATGCCTCCAAGCTCGGCCGGTGTATAAGTTCTCCCAGCTGTTGCAGATGGTGCCGTAAAGCACAATGCAATGAGCAAAACAGCAAATTTCGACTTATGAATCATATTCTTTTCCTTGTGATCACCGGCAAATCGACTCGCACGGCACGCCGTCGTGATCGCGATCCAGCCGGCTTAACCCGCATTGCTCCAGATAAAAACGAGCTTCGGCGCATGAACTCATGTCCCCGCAACGGCTTTTCCCGCCACAACTGAAGCCAGTTTTACTTCCTTTATCTTCTACATCGGTCCCCCACGTGCCTGTCGAACTCGCTGCCACGGATTTCGCTTTTGCCTTTTTGGCACCGCCACCGTGCCGGTATTCCCAGGGGGGAATCGGATTTGCGTCGGCCCATAGCCCCAACTTGGCGGCGCGTGCCTCGGCCTCGGCCAGTTTTAGAGCGGTATCCTTGCCATACTGGACATAAAACCAAGCCATGCCGCGCTTCACTTGCTTGGCATTCGCATCAATGCCGTCACAAAAGACCCGCCCGAGAACCCGCCCGTATTTGTCATGGCCCTCGTCACGGATCGTCGCATTCTTCCCAAAACACAATTCGGAGAGCGATTGTTTCGAGCGCTGCCCATAGTCTTGCCTGGACTCCGGCGCGTCGATTTCTACGAGCCTTACCTTGGTTCCACGCCCGGCCTTCGTCACGGTAAGCGTATCGCCGTCGCTAACTCCAACTACCTTGCCGGTCCACTCGGCAGCCCAAGCTGCCAACGAGCAAAGCATCAGCAGAACGCCCAATAGATTTTTCATCTTTTGATCCTCCCCCTTAAGTGGTTGATAGGCGAAAAAGCTCAACTTTATGTAGCCGATACAAATAGCCCCGTCAGCGAAAAATTCACGTTACCGCTAACTCGTAAACGCAACACTACACTTTATTCTGGTTACCCTTCGCCTGTTTTTTGAGTTCGGCCAGTTCTCGCTCCATCTCCTTCATTCGTTTAATTTTTTCAAGCTCTTCCTGAATCTCTTCTTGCCCTTTCTCATCGAGCATTTCGATGAGGTCGAGGAGTTTCTTCTTGCGCGGCGTCAGCTCATAGCGGCCTTGCGGCTCGGCGGTGCCGGTACGCACGCCGGTGAGGATGTATTGCACGTCCGCGCCCGCGGCGGCGATGGCGGCAAGGTAAACCGCGTCAGGAACCCGTTCTCCTTTTTCGTAATTGGACTGAGTTTGTCTTGTGGCTCCAGCGAGAGCAGCGAAGTCGGTCTGGTTTTGCTTTAACCGCTCGCGCTCATCGCGCAGTCTTCTTCCCATGGAATCATCTGCTTCCATCTGCGCTACTCGTAATGGAAATATTTGTTGACAGTGGAAGCGATCGTTTCCATAATTGCCGCCACACAAATTAAATAAAGCAAAAACTTGCGCATCTTGGACAAAAAAAGAGGACCGTCATGCCGTCGCTGAATATCGTTGAACGCATTGTCACCCGACATCTGACCCTGTCATATCAGGGTCGGGTTTATCCGGCACGCGGCTTTTTGCCCGGCGACGTAGTTTTGGTTGAGCCGCTTCCCGCGCGAAATGCGTTGCGAATTCTAGGCCGGCGTGAACCGCGACCAGACATTTCTGCATCAATCGCCCCTCTTCACAGTCGGCGGCATATTGATCGTGCAAAGAACACGCATAGGCATTGGGACAGTTGGACCACAGCCGATAGAACGCCTCCCAATCGAAGAGCCCGCGCTCATCACGCGCCTGTTCCAGCCAACTCTCCGGAGCACACGCATGTCCACAAAACGGACAGCGGATCCGCGGAGGGTACGACTTTTCGCCGGCAGGTAAAGGCAAAAATCGTTCTACCTCGACCCGACTATGACATTTGATGCACCGATAAGAAATTGCGCCCATAACCCTCTCTTTTTGCGTTGTTAAACAGGTAAGCCATGCACGCCATCGCCCGCGCGATCGAAACGCCCCCAAAACCCCGACACGGAACCGTCACTATGGACCCTTACGACATCATCGCGGCCATCAAGAAGGCCGGCAGCAGTCAGAAGAAGATCGCCGATGCGGTGAACCGCTCGCCGACCACGGTCAATCACGTCATCTTCGGCCGCGCCAGCTCCCGCCGGATCGCCGACGAAATCAGCCGCGTGACCAAGATTCCGGTTTCCAAGCTCTGGCCCGGCCGCTATGACGACAAAAAGTAAGGAGTCCGCCATGATCGATATTAACGAATGGGGCTTCACGGATATCGCCTGTCAGATTGGAGCCGATTGGCGCGCGCCTCGTCCAGATAGTCGGCAATCTGCCGAATCGTCCGTTTCGACGTCTCCAGCCGTTCCCCCGGCGGGTTCTCCAGCTCATCGGCATGAACCCGCAATCGATGGCAAAACCGAGGACCGTTGATGGCTTCCCGATTTTCCATGTCGGCGATCAAGGCCATGACAACTTTGGCTAAACCGTCGATCCGCCCCGCCAGTTCATTGAATTCCTCGGCGCTCATGAGGCTATCCCCCGTTGTGTGGTTTGCGACGGGGGAATTTTTACAGGGCGCAACAGTGTTGCATAGAGCGAAAACGGATTTTTGTTCTGACGCTGCTCGCGGAGGTCATTTCCGAACATGAGCCGAAATTGGAAACGCATTCAGCCGACCAGCCTTTTGCATGCCTTGAGGCTCTGCAAAGACTACGCCCGCGAGAAGCACAACCGCTCGGTCGAGCGGATCGCCGATCTGATGGGCGTCTCGCCGGATCTTCTTTACAAGTGGCTGGGCAACGGCCGCATGCCA